AAAGACCATTTGCGAAGTGGGTTAAGTCTGAGAAAAGTGATGATTTAGAATGTATAAAACAAGTCTATGGTTTCTCTGATTCAAAGGCCCGTGAGGCACTCCGCTTACTAAGCAAAGACCAGATCCAACAACTAAAAGAACAAACCGATACCGGTGGATTAAGGAAGTAATATGGTTGACTTGACTCAGTTTGTTGAGGTAAGCCTTAACGAACAAGACGATTTTTTAAAGGTAAGGGAAACTCTTACTCGTATTGGTGTTTCTTCACGGAAAGAAAAAGTATTATACCAATCTTGCCATATTTTACATAAACAAGGCAAGTATTATATTGTACATTTCAAAGAATTATTTGCACTAGATGGTAAACCATCCAATATTTCAGAGAATGATATACAAAGACGGAATGCAATTGCTAATCTATTGGAAGAATGGGGTCTTGTAAAGATATTGAACCGTAGATTGATTGAAGGTAATATAGCACCTTTACACCAAATAAAGATTATTTCGTTTAAAGAAAAAGATGATTGGGATTTAATTGCCAAATACAACATTGGCAAAAAAACATCCGATTATTAAATTGTTGTATAAATAATGGTGCGGCGCCTAATGGGCCGCTATTTGATTAACTCGCTTAATAGGAGAAAACAACATGACACTCGGTCATATTTCATTTGGGCCATTGGCTCACACAACATTGGGTTTTGAGCGTTTCTTTGATGATGTAGAAAGACTTTTGAATGTAGATAATGCAACAAAAGTAACCCAATCTTTTCCACCACATAACATCATCAAGTTAAAAGACACTCACTATGTCGTTGAACTTGCTATTGCTGGATTCAGTAAAGAAGATATTGAAATTACAGCAGAAGATGGTACATTGACTATCAAAGGTGAGAAAAAAGAAAAAGATGTTGATGTGACTTATCTGCATCGTGGTATTGGCACTCGGTCATTTACAAAACAATTGACTATTGCTGACACCGTAGAAGTTAAAGGTGCAGAGTTTAAAGATGGAATTTTGCGTATTGGTTTAGAGAATGTAATTCCTGAACACAAGAAACCACGCAAGATTGAAATTGGTAATGAACTTAAAGAGTTTAAGCCGCAACTTCTACAAGAGAAGAAAGTAGCATAACTCAGCGGGGCTTTTGCCCCGCTTTACATGGAGATATTATGAACAAGCGAGATAGAAACTTTCGGTTGAGTAAATCGACCAAACGGATGATGGCAGGCAAATTCTGTGTCAATCCTAATGAGTTTAAAAAAACAATGATTGAAGCTGAAATTCTTGCTTCAATTCCAGTTAAACACGAAAAGAAAAATAAGAACGCACCTAAGGAAGAATAATGTCCTTAGTAATGTATTCGCATTTTCATAAGGATTTTCCATTCAATTGGAATTCTAAATGGATTGTTCCAACTTATGCAGGAGGTTTAGAACCTTTTTCTTGGCAATCACCTGATGAATCCAAACCATTTACGAATGTAAACAGAAGCAAAGAAGATATACACAAATTTCAATTACATTATCATGGTTGTACAGAAGATCAATTTCTCCGTGCATTAGGTCAACAAGCAACAGAATATTGGATGATGAAAAATTGTACACACGATTATGTTGGTTGTAGAACTTATCGCCGTTATCTACTGTTGGATCGTAAAGCTGAAAAGAATATAGCAAAAATTCAAGTACAAGCTGATCAACAAGTTGCTAGTTTATTTGGCACAGACGAAGAAAAAGATTTAGCATTAGAATATTTACAGACAGCTGAAGTGTTGACAAATCATTCCATTGCATTACCTTATTCAGTTGAACAACAATATTTAATGTATGAACCTATAGAATATTGGAATCTTTTTAAAGATGCAATTGTGCATTTATATCCACAATATCGTCAACATATGACATGGTTTACACATAACAATATAATTAATTTTGAAACAACATATATTATGAGGCGTGATTTATTTGTTCGTTATGCAAATGAATTATTTTCTATATTGGAATATATTTGGAAAAACTGTAAAGACGTTTATCCAATAGTTCAAACAACATCTGAAATTCATCCTTGGAGATACCCAGGATTTTTAGGCGAAAGATTTTTTCCATTCTTTGTTTATGCTAATTCATTAAAACGAATACAGGTTCCTTTGGTAGTGTTACAATGAAAGAAAAATTTATCAAAGCACACTTAAAAGCCGCAGAAGTTTATGCACACCTATCTTCTGCTAAACGCTTGCAAGTTGGCTGTGTAATTGTAAAAGATAATACTATCATTGGCATTGGTTATAATGGAATGCCAAGTGGTTGGGATAATAATTGTGAAGAATTGATAGAGCAACATGAAGATGGCGGCCAAATATTAAAAACTAGACCTGAAGTATTACATGCTGAAACAAATGCAATTGCTAAAGTAGCTCGGTCGACCAATTCAACCGATGGGGCTGATATGATTTGTACTCATGCGCCGTGTTTAGACTGCGCTAAACTCATTCATCAAGCAGGCATTAAAAGGTTTTATTTTCGTAGTCATTATAGAAGTGAAGAAGGTTTAAACTTTCTCAATCAATGCAAAATAGAGGTGAATCATGTCAAAGACATATGAAGCTAAAGTATTAGCACTAGATTGTTTTGGTGATGCAATTTTAGAATTGCCAGAAGAAATGGTAAAAGAATTAGATTGGAATGTTGGTGACAAATTGGATTATGAAATAGTAGGTAAATCAGTAGTTATTAAAAATTTAACAAAGGAGAGTAACAATGAAACTCGCAGGAACAAAAACCGCTGAGTGTTTGAAAGAAGCATTTGCAGGTGAATCAATGGCAAACCGCCGTTATTTGTATTTCGCAAATATGGCCGATGTAGAAGGTGCACCAGAAGTTGCGAATGTATTTCGTAATACGGCTGAAGGTGAAACAGGCCATGCTCACGGACATATGGAATATTTACTTAAAGGTGGTGCAGGTGATCCAGCAACAGGAGAGCAAGTACATTCTGTTGAAGAAGCATTGAAATCTGCCATCGAAGGTGAAACACATGAATATACCGACATGTATCCTGGTATGGCTAAAACTGCTCGTGATGAGGGCTTTGATGAGATTGCAGATTGGTTTGAAACTCTTGCTAAAGCTGAGCGTTCACATGCAGGTAAATTCAAAAAAACTTTAGAAACTTATCAAGCAGAAAACAAATAAAATATGGCTTTCCTTGTTCACAATTTGCCACCAATACAATGCTTCGTAAAGAAGGAGTTTCTCTATGACTTTGAAAAAGGACATGGCGAATATGAACCTTGTATATGGATGACATTGAAGTGTATTAAGAATCAAGCCTTTCGTATAGAGGTGCTGTTACCAAACTACGGTGCCCTATACGATAAACTTCCACTCCATGCCTTTGTATCAAGGCAAACAGACCTCAAAAATGCATCTTTGCCTTTGGATTACTTGCAAATATGGGACTGTTTGAGTTATAATGTTACTATCATTGAAAAAGATAATCTTCGGTTATTGAAGTGTAAATTCTTAGACAAAGATAGAAAGTGGCAGTTTGGTCAATATATGTTTACCGTTGACTTTTGCCAAAACGACCCTGGTTATTTGAATACAGGATTTTCTGAAACAGTAGAAGAACATAAGAGTTATAATTTTATTAAGATGGACAACGGTCAGTTCGCCGCACAGCCAAATAATAAAACATTGTTCTTTGATTCTTCTTTGACAGTACCTGAATTTAAAATGCCAGATTTTAAAATAGCAACAAAGTTGTATTCAGTAGAGCAATTTAGTAAACACTCTGCACGAAACAACAATGACTTTTTTTATGACTTTAAGGAAACAAAATGAATCTGCGTGAACTTGCTAAAAAACTTGCCATTGAACATAAAATGCCAAGAGCTGAGAAGTATGACTTGGTGCTTCGTGATTTTGATAATCAAGTTGAAGTTGTTGGTTGGGTACAAGACCCCAACTATGATATGAAGGATTTTCAAGGTAGAGAAATGCTGTTCCCTAAAAGATGGATTACAATCGGAGTTTTATCTGCGGAGATTAAAATATGAAAAACAAATTAGTTACTTTTAGAACCAATCAAACAATTCTTGCTCAAGTCGATTGCGTTGATGACAAAACAATTATTGTAAAAGCACCTGTTCAAGTTCTTCAACAGGTAATTAAAGAAGGTTTGCAATTGGGCTTTGCTCCTTTCTTGGAGTATACACTAGAATTTGATACAGGCATTAAATTTAATATGTCAGACATTTTGTGTATTACCACACCCAATGAAACACTTGAAGCTCAATACAATAAATTAATGTGGGATAAGACACCTAATTCTAGCATTGAAATTGCAGAAACAAAGCCACAGAAAGTTTCAAAGAAAACAAAAAAATGAATGAGTAAGTATTACACACACGTTCTATGCTTCGGTAACTACATTATGTACCGAGGCCTCAACAATGGTCGGAGAGTAAAACAGAAGATCGAATACTCTCCGACTTTGTATTTTCCTACGAACAAGAATACCGAATGGCGTTCTTTGCAAGGAGATGTGCTTGAGCCTAAATCGTTTGGCTCGATCAGGGAGGCTAAAGAGTTCATCAAGAGGTACGAAGAAGTTCAAAACTTTAAGATGTTTGGCAACACCAGGCTCGAGTATGCCTATATTGCCGACACTCAAAAGGGGGTCATAGATTGGGACATTAAAGACCTCGACATAGCTATCATCGACATTGAGGTGGGGTCTGAAAACGGGTTCCCGGACCCAGCGACCGCCAGCGAACCGGTGACCGCCGTAGCTGTGAAAAGACTAAATAAAAGGTTAAGCGTTTACGGATGCGGGGATTTTGACAATACCCGTGATGATGTTGACTATATTAAGTGCCAAGACGAATATACCCTTCTTAAAACCTTTCTGATGGATTGGGAAGCGAATACACCAGATATTATGTCTGGTTGGAATATTAAGTTCTTTGATATTCCCTATCTACACAATCGTATGCAGCGGATTCTTGGGCCAGATTTGACTAAGAAACTTTCGCCATGGAATAATATAGCAGAACGTGAAAAGATTATTAAAGGTAAAAAGCAGATAACATATGAGATTTTCGGCATTTCTTGTCTTGATTATATTGAGTTATACCGCTGGTATGCTCCTGCAGGTAAGTCACAGGAATCATACAAGCTTGATCATATTGCCTCAGTAGAACTTGGCACAAACAAATTAGATTATTCTGAATACGATAATCTACATCAACTCTATAAACTCAATTATCAAAAGTTTATTGAGTATAACATTAAAGACGTAGAACTTATCGTAGATTTGGAAGATAAGTTGAAGTTAATTGAATTGGCTGCAACTCTGGCCTATGATACAAAAACGAACTTTGAGGATGTATTTGCTCAAACTCGTATGTGGGATTCTTTGATTAATTGTTATCTGATGGAACAAAAGATTATTGTTCCGCCAAAAGAACGCAAAGAAAAAGATTCTGCATTTGAAGGTGCATATGTAAAAGAACCACAAGTTGGCAAGCACGATTGGGTTGCATCGTTTGACTTGAACTCGCTTTATCCACACTTATTGATTCAGTATAACATTTCACCAGAAACTATTATTGAACCTCACGAATACACACTTGAAATGCGGCGTATCATCTCTGATGGTGTAAGTGTTGATAAGATGCTTGATAAGAAAGTTGATACAAGCAAACTAGATGGTGTTACATTGACACCAAACGGCCAATATTTCACTACAAAGAAAAAAGGTTTTCTTCCTACAATGATGGAAGAAATGTATGAGGATCGTAAGAAGTTTAAGAAGTTAATGATTAAGGCACAACAAGATTATCAAGTTGAAACTGACGCTAAAAAGAAAGCAGAATTAGATAAACTAATTGCTCGTTATAATAATCTACAACTTGCAAAGAAGGTTTCACTAAACTCCGCTTACGGTGCTCTAGGCTCACAGTATTTTCGTTTCTATGATTTGCGTCAGGCATTGGCAGTTACACAAGCAGGCCAATTAAGTATTCGTTGGATTGAGAAAAAACTCAATCAGTTTATGAACAAATTATTGAAAACGGAAAAAGATTATGTTATCGCCTCAGATACAGATTCGATTTACCTACGTCTTGGTGAACTCGTTGATAAAGTGTATAAAGAAAAGACGGACACTAATTCAATCATCACCTTCATGGACAAGGTCTGTGAAGATAAAATACAACCGTTTATTGACGAAAGTTATCAAGAGCTTGCTGAATATGTCCACGCACATTCTCAAAAAATGATTATGAAACGTGAAGCTTTGGCAGACAAAGGTTTGTGGACTGCCAAGAAACGCTATGCGCTGAATGTGTATAACAACGAAGGTGTTGTATATAAAGAACCAAAACTCAAAGTGATGGGTTTAGAAATGGTGAAGTCATCTACACCATCTGTTATCCGTGAAAAGATGAAAAAAGTTTTAAATCTGATGATGATGGGCACCGAAGAAGATGTACATGCGTTTATCGATGATTTCAAATCACAATTTATGAAATTGCCTCCAGAAGATATTTCATCACCAAGAGGGTGTAATGGCATCGCACAATATTCTGAGTCAGTAACATTGTACAAAAAAGGTACACCAATTCATGTCAAAGGCGCAATTCTTTACAATTTTCATGTAAAGCGTCTAGGACTGGAGAATAAGTATCCTATGATACAAGAAGGCGAAAAGTTAAAGTTTGCATATCTTAAAATGCCAAATCCAGTTAAAGATACGGTGATTAGTTTTCCACAACGATTGCCAAAAGAATTAGATTTACAAGAATTTATCGATTATGATATGCAGTTTGACAAAGCCTTCTTAGAACCAATCCGTGTAGTCTTAGATTGCATGGGTTGGAAAACAGAAAAACAAAATTCAATCGAGGACTTTTTCGGATGATACAAGTTATTTTTCCACTTATTACTGCTTTGGCACTTTCTGCCATTGCTGCATTTTATTCTGTGATTGGTTTAGCACAAATATTTCCTGGTTCTTTTTGGCCAATTATCATTATGGGTGCAGTATTAGAGATTGCTAAACTCGTTACTGTATCGTGGGTTTACAATAATTGGCACACAACAGCAAAGATAATGAAATATTATTTTAGTGCTGCGGTTGTTTTGTTAATGATAATCACATCAATGGGTATTTTTGGTTATCTTTCAAAAGCTCATTTAGAATCTAATGTAACTCTTGGTGCTAATTCCGTTCAATTACGAACTATTGAGGCTCAAGAAAAAATTGCTAAAGATAGATTAGATTATTTGCTTAAACAAGCATCTGATCCTGAAAAAACAAGTGCTAGAGTTGACCGTGACATTCGTGCTGCTCAAGCAGAACTAAAAAAGTTGTCACAAGAAAAATTGCCTCTGATGGCAGAAGAAAACAAATTGGCAGCAGAAATTGGTCCCATCAAATATATCGCCGAAATGTTCTATGATAAAGAAGATCCATCATTCATAGATAAAGCTGTAAGAGCGGTCATCATTACAATTATCATCGTATTTGACCCACTTGCCATTCTATTATTGATTGCAGCTCAAGAATCATACCGCAGACATATTGGTAAAGATAAATCTATTTTAGATGAAAAGCTTGACAATCAGCCTGAAAATGATGTACCATTTAAATCATACTTAGAAACAACTTCAAACGAAATTATACCTAAAGATAAAATTACACGACTTGACGGAGGTTCATTTTAACATGAGTTTATTAGATAAATTGAAAAAGAATACAACGATTAAAGATTCGTCTATTCTTGCTAAATCAAAATTCTTTAACGAAAAAGATATGATACAAACTGATGTGCCAATGGTGAATGTAGCATTATCAGGTCAACTAGATGGCGGTCTTACGCCGGGCCTCACAATGCTGGCAGGCCCATCTAAACACTTTAAAACAGCATTTGCTCTTTTGATGGCATCTTCTTATTTAAAGAAATACAAAGAAGCGGTTTGTTTGTTTTATGATTCAGAGTTTGGAACACCGCAGAAATACTTTGAAACATTTAACATTGATATGAATCGTGTTCTTCATACACCACTTACTGACATTGAAGAATTGAAACACGATGTAATGAATCAATTACAAGGTTTGGATAAAAATGACAAAGTGATTGTTATCATTGATTCTATCGGTAATTTGGCATCACGCAAAGAAGTTGAAGATTCTCTTGAAGGTAAATCTGTTGCAGATATGACCCGTGCTAAGCAAATCAAATCATTGTTTCGTATGATTACACCACATCTCACAATTAAAGATGTGCCAATGGTTGTTGTGAATCAC